AATATTTTTTATAACAGCTTTATTTTTTACAGGTAGTGTTTTTGCTTTACCAGCATTAGCACCTGTATTCGCTAGTATTGGTACTGCTGTTGTAGCTTCTCTTGGAATAACTGCCACAGTTGCTACAGGTACACTAATAGCAATTGGTGTAGCTACAGTAGTTGTAGGTGCTTACGCTGGAAGTCAATTACTAGGTGCTATGAGCATGGACTTTCCTGATAATATGTCAGCACAAGCACGTTCAGCTTTAGCGAATCAACAAGGATCAACAAATCCTTTGCCTGTTATTTATGGGAAAAGAAGAGTAGGTGGTACACCAATTTTTTATCATGTATCAGGTGCAGATAATGAGTTTCTTCATGTGGTTTATGCAATTGCAGAAGGTGAAATACAAGGCGTAAGTCAAGTGTATTTAAACAATGACGAAGTAAATACCACACCTGACCTATATGATACTTCTTTGACATCAATAGTTGTAGGTGAAGGTGAAACTGCTGGTGTGTTTGGCGGTATAACTTCGTTTGGTACTGAAAATATACATAAACCAAAGTATGAAGGTATAGTTAAATATGAAATATATAATGGCACGACAACACAGACAGCAGATCAAGATTTAATCTCCGAAACAAACGGAACTTGGACTTCTTCTGATAGATTGCAAGGCGTTGCCTATGCAATTGTGAGATTTAAATTTGAACCTGAAGTATTTGGTAATACAGGAATACCGCAAGTAAATTTTGATGTTATTGGTAAAAAAACAAGAAGCACAACATCAGGTGGAACTACATACAAGGTATTTAGCGATAATCCAGCAGATTGCATTGAAGATTATTTAACAAATACAATCTATGGAAGATCAATACCAACCTCACAAATAGATTCAACATCATTTACTACTGCAAGAAATATTTGTGATACTGAAGTTACAGTAGGAGATAAAACACAAAAAAAATATACCTGTAATGGCATATTGAATACCAATAACAAAGCCTTAGATAATATTGAAAAACTTCTTACATCTTGTAGAGGTTCTTTAATATTTTCAGGTGGTAAATATAAACTTCTTATTGATGATACAGGAACAGCAGTACAGACTTTTGATGAAGATAACATTGTAGGTGCTTTTGAATTAGCTTTAGGTGGCAAGGAATATAAGGCAAATAAAATTAGAGCAAACTTCTTTAACAGAACTCGTGATATGCAAGGTGATTTTGCTATTGTAGAAAGTTCTACATTTAAAACAGAAGATAATGGTTTAAGTCTTGAAAGAGCAATTGAACTTCCATTTACAGATCAGATGGAAAGGGCGCAGATGATTTCTACAATTAATATGAAACAATCAAGACAATCATTGGTCTTTAAATTTACATCAACCATTGTTGGACTTAGAGCAGAAATAGGTGATGTAGTTTTTATTTCATTAGAATCTTTGGGATGGAATACACTTAATTCTAATCAGGGCAAAAAGTTTAAGATTATGAAACTTGCTATAAAAAATAATGATGAAGTAGATATTACCGCAAGAGAATATGATGATGATGTTTATGATTTTGGCCTGATACAAGCAGAAGATACTTCACCTAATACCAGTTTACCTAATTTTTCATTTGTAGATAAACCAGCAATATCTACACCATCAGAGGAATTGATAGCAATACCACCTACATTATTTAACAGGGTAACTATCAATTGGACACAACCAAATAAATCTTCTGTTGAATCTTATGAAATAGGTATTAACAGATTAAACTCAGTTCGCTTTGCAAATAAACCTAGTTATGATTTTGAAGGCAGAAGTGTTACTGAAAGTTTTACCATTGATAAATTAGAAGAAGGTCAATATTTTGTAGCTGTAAGAGCAAAAAATAGACTAGGAGTTTATTCTGATTTTGCTACAGAAATATTTGAAGTAAAAAACTTTTCTACTTTACCAGCAGTAAATACACCAGCAATAAATTTTGTAACAGAGGAGTTATTCACTACAACACAAGGTTCAGGTGTAAAAGCAAAAGCGATACTAACTTTTGGCACATCAGTTAATACAGAATGGGAAGATTTAGGAGTAACTATAGATCATTATGATGTTGAATTTAAAAAATCTACAGAAGCATCTTTTCAAGGTGCTGGAACATCACAAGGAACAAATTTTGAATTCTTTGATATTGAACCAGCGTTGTATGAATTTAGAGTTAGAGCAGTAAATACTGTTGGAGTAGCATCAGAATTTTCATCTACTACACAAAGAATCTATGGCTTGACCGCAGTACCTTCAGACGTAAGTAATTTATTTTTAAGAGCAGATTCTAATACCGCTACTTTAAGTTGGACACCTACAACAGACTTAGATGTAAAGATCGGTGGTTTTTATGAGATAAGACATAACTCATTAACATCAGGTGCAGTTTGGGCGCAATCAACACAAGTAGGCGAAGCTGTATCAGGTATAGCAAATTCAACAGAAGTGCCATTATTAGTAGGTACTTATCTTATCAAAGCAGTAGATTCTACAGGTGTTAAATCTGCTAATGCAACAACAGTAGTAAATACAGTTACGCCTGATTTATTTCAATCACAAGTATTTTTGACTAGAACAGAAAATCCATCTTTTAGTGGAACTAAATCAAATATGGTAGTTACTGACGATAATACATTGAAATTAGAAGCAGATACTTTGTTTGACTCATTAGGATTGATTGATGAAGTTGGTTTGATTGATGCTGCTGGTGGTGTAGATTTATCAGGTACTTATGATTTTGCAAATATAATTGATACAGGTATATCAGCACAATCTTATAGACTTAGTTCTGCATTTGCTTTTACCACTAATTCCACATCAGACTTCATAGATACACGTTCAGGAAATGTTGATGATTATGAATCTATTGATTTAAATACTTATGATGATGTAGAGGTTCAGTTGCAAATAGCTACAACCAATGATGATCCTAGTGGTTCACCAACTTTTACAGATTTTCAAAACTTTAGGATTGGTAATTATCATGGTCGTGCTTTTAAATTTAGATTGTTAGTAACATCAGGTGATGTAACACACCAAGTTTATATATCGTCTTTGTCTGCAACTTTAGAAGCCTTCCAAAAAATAGATACGCAACAATTAACATCAAGTACAAGTGCTTTAGGTGTTACTTTCGGTGAAGGATTTTTAGTTACTCCAAAAATTGCTGTTACTGCACAAAATATGGCAAGTGGAGATTTTTATGAAATAACAAGTGTATCTAGCACAGGTTTTACAATTACTTTCAAGAACAGTAGTGGTACAATTGTCGCTAGAACATTTGACTATATAGCAAGAGGTTTTTAATGGCTCAACACGATTACGATATAGCTAACCAATCAGGTGCAAACTTTAGGGCAGACTTAAATAATGCTCTAGATGCTATTGTATCTAACAATTCAGGTTCATCTGAACCATCTACTACATTTGCTTATGAATGGTGGATTGATACATCTGCTAATGTATTGAAGCTAAGAAATTCTGCTAACAATGCTTGGATTACTTTACCTTTATCAATCACCGCAGATAATTCAACATCAGGTGCTTTGACTGTAAATGGTAATTTAAGCACTACAGGAACTTTAGATGTAAATGGTGGTGAAGTAATTTTAGATGCTGATGCTGATACATCCATTACTGCTGATACAGACGATCAAATAGATTTTAAGATTGGTAATGTAGATGTTGCTACTTTAACAAACAGTCATTTAGTTCTTAAAGGAACAGCACCAAAAATAACAATTGGCGATGGTGGTGAAGAAGATACAGCATTAATTTTTGATGGTAATGCACAAGATTTTTATATTGGTTTAGATGATTCTGCTGACGATTTAATCATTGGCACAGGCTCTACAGTTGGTACAAATCCTATACTTGCTATAAAAAATAATGGCAATATTGGTATTGATGAAGCAAATCCAACTGAAAAATTAGAATTAGGCGATGGTTCAGCAACTAACAGAATTAGAATTGATTCAGCAACTAAAGCTCATTTCTTTGGTTATGATGGTAGTGATGATGCAATACAATTGGCTTCTCAATCATTCATTAAGTTTCAATCAGGCGGTTCATTTTTAGAAGCTATGAGAATTGATTCGTCAGGTCAGCTTGGAATTGGTACTACAGCACCACATACAACAATGGTAGTAAATGGTGGTACTTTTGCAGACATAGCCTTGCAATCAAGTAATTCAGGTACAGGTTCAAGTCAAGGTGGTTTAGTAAGTATTGATACTAGTAATAATTTATATCTTTGGAATTTTGAAAATGCACCTACTATTTTCGGAACTAACAATACAGAAAGAATGAGAGTTGATAATGATGGCAAACTTTTGATAGCCACAACAAGTGCATCTCGTACTACATCAGGACATGAATTTCACACTGATGGATTTGCTAGACATACTGTAGATGGTGATAAATCTTTAGAAGCTGTTAGAACTTCAAGCGATGGAGAAGTATTTGAAATATTTAAGGATAATACTCTTAAACAAACAATGGGTACAGCATCAAATTCTATTTTCTCCGATAAAAAAGTAAAAAAAGATATTAAGTCATTAGAACTTGGTTTGGATTTGATTAAAAAATTAAATCCTAAAGAATATAGACATATTGTAGATGATGATGATTCTCCCATGTCTTTTGGATTAATAGCACAAGAATTTGAAAAATCTTTAGAAGAAGTTGGTGTTGAAAAAAATAGTACATATTTATTGCAATACAAACCTTCTGAAGAATCTACTAACTCAGATTATTGGTTAGATTATCAAAAACTTACACCTATATTGATAAAAGCTATTCAAGAACTAGAAGAAAGAGTAAAAACATTAGAGGATTAAGATGGCAATAAATTATACTTGGGATTGTAAAACAGTAGATGTTAAAACTATAGATGGAAATAAAGATACTGTATTTAATGTGCATTGGAAATTAGTTGCTGAAGATGATGCTAATACTGTTAAAGATATTCTAGGTGATGATGTACCTATTTCTGCATCAATATATGGTACACAAGAACTTGATACTTCTGATTTATCTAGTTTTACTGCTTTTGCTGATTTGACCAATGACCAAATTACAGGTTGGGTAGAATCTGCTATGGGAGAAGATGAAGTTGCAGAATACAAAGCTAACATAAGCAATCAAGTAGCTGAATTAGTTACACCAACACAAGAAACAAAAACAATAGGAGAATAATATGTCAGATATACAAGTTAGAAACGATAATGGCGAGGTTGAAGAATACAACAAAGAAGATATGACCGACGAACAAAGAAGTTTATTCAATGATGTCTTAGCCTTACAAAAAAGATGTATGGAGATTGAACCAATGGCAAGAGAGTTTTCTGATAAGAAACAATTGGTTGATCTCAAATCAAAGTCTTTATTAGAAAGCCTTAGAGGTATAGGAAATGCCGAGAAAGAAAGCGACAGCGAAACCAAGACAATCGACTAAAAAGCCAACTGTTGAACAAGTAGCCAACTCTTTAGACAGACATGAAAGAGTTTGTGAACAGAAATGGAAAGAAAATTTTCGCAGATTAGATTCTATTGAATCGGATATAAATACTACCAATAAAAGATTATGGCAGATAGCTGGTATTGTTATCGGTCTGTTATCTTCCTTAGTGATTAATGCCTTCTTTATGTAGAATGAATCTTGAGCAATATTATGTTGAAATCTCAATATTTTTAGCAAGTGTCTTAGGCGGTCTTGCTCTTAAAGATTATTCTGTATCTTTTATCAAAGGTCTTAAATTTAAACTAAACTCACAATTCAACGAAGGCGATAAGGTCTTATTAGATGGCGAACAAGCCATGATAATTAAAATAGGTATAGGTACTACTGTCTTTGGTGTTTATGGTCGTGATGGCTATACATGGCGTTTTATCAGCAATACTAAGATAGAATCACTTAAATTAGAAAAGATAGTTGATAAAGACTTACACCAAGATTCTGCTTATGAAAAGCGACAAAAACTAAAAAACATATTAGAGGGCAAAGAAGATGATTGATAAATTTTTTAAACCAATAAGCGATTTAATCGGTAAAGCTATACCTGATAAAACTAAGCGTATGGAATTAGAAGCAAGTATCAAATCGCAAATGATAGACTTGCAAAAATCACAAAATGAAATAAATCTTGCACAAGCAAAACATGGTTCTATCTTTGTCGCAGGTGCTAGACCAGCAATCATGTGGATATGTGCATTGGGATTAGCATGGGCATATTTTTTAGCACCAATACTTAATTGGGTGGTATGGACATTTACCATTGATATTGTGCCACCTGATATTGATACTGAAGGTCTTATGACTTTAACATTATCTTTATTAGGATTATCAGGCATGAGAAGTTTTGAAAAATATAGAGGTGTTGCGAGAAACAATATGCGAGAAGAAAACGTCAAAGATTCGTACAAGCCATAATGGAAACAGGTGTTACCAAAGAACTGATTGATGATTTAAAAGAAATGCTTATCAAGAATGAAGGCATGGAACTTAAACCTTATCAATGTACTAGCGATAAAACCACCATTGGCGTTGGTCGTAATCTAACTGACAATGGCATAACTATCCAAGAAGCAGAGTTGTTATTATCAAATGACATGGATGGTGTCTTTAATGATCTTGATAGAAACATACCTTTTTGGCAATCTATGCCTTACAACGTCAGATTGGTCTTAGCAGATATGTGTTTTAATCTAGGAATCAAAAGATTGTGTAGATTTACTAAAATGCTTGAAGCTATGGAAGAAAGAGATTTTGAACTAGCTGGTGAAGAACTATTGGATTCTACTTATGCGGTACAAGTAAAGAAACGAGCCGATAGAAACTACCGACTCGTTATAGGGGAGAATTGAGATCAATCTGATACTTTTTTGACTCGTATCATTACTGTGCTTTTGTAAATCTTGTCTGATTTTTGCTCTATAGTTTTGCCTGTATCTGAATCAAGATATTCAGTTGGTTGAAAATTAATGTGTTTTTTTACAGTTCCTTCTATAGTAATCCACTCACCTTCTCTAAGGTCTCTTACATAGTCATTATTTTCGTCATAAACACATAGCACTTTTGAAGCTGCTGTCCAGCTTGTAGTAGACCAATAAATTCTTGCACCATCTTCAGTATGAAACTTGAATTTATCTTGCATGACTTTATAACCAAATGGTGACATAGATGAACTCATTGAAACAAATTGTACTCTGACTCTTACTTTTTTATCACCTACATTACCAAAATGCTTGTTTGCGTTCTTGATGATTTCTACATAGCCTAATTTTTTACAGTATTCTGACATAGCTTCGTGTACAGGACTTTTGAACTCTTGTAAGTTGCACCAATAATTAATATCGCTTTGGCTTAAATCTTTGAGTTCGTAGTATTGAGGAACGCCAAACTTATCTGTGTATTTACGAAATGGATTG